GATTGCACATGGCAAAATTAATCTTAAAACAGAGAAAAAGAAAATCACAAAGGGTTTCTAAATGACTGAAAAACAAAGAGATATTTTCCTTGACACTATAGCTGGTGTTCTGCTATCTATAGCTATATTAGTATTATTAATCGTTATATAAGGAAAGGTAAGAATATGAACATTAATAAAATTAGAACTGGTTTAAAAACATCAGGCGATAAAAACTTGATTGAATTAGAGAGTATAATCTCTGATAATCAACTAGTTAAACTGTTTAAAGCATTTAACACAACCGATGGTAGTGCCGATGCTGTAATAAATTTTTTAGAGGAAAAAGGAGCGTAACAACATGATTAAAGATGGCGTTATCCAGACAAATAATCCAGTTGAATTTGCTGACTACAGTATAGATTTTTTTAATGGTGACTATGCTAGGCTTATGGGTATGCTTAAGATCATGCCTAACCTTGACCCGCTATTTAAGGAAGCGGTTATGGAAATTGTCAAAATAAGGAGAATGGAAAATGCAGAACTTTGACGAGATTTATAGAGAAGTACAAATTCCTATAATGATGGACGATTTATGGGAGTATGAACTACACCACTTTACAATCAACGAACTAACTAGTTATGCAAAAAAAGCATGGCTTAGGGAATTGGTGGATGGTTCCCCAACCCCTCAGGCCACTTATGAACGCCTAAAATCTCGAATGGATGCTTTAGGTATGCCCATTAACCACTTGAAAACAAAGGAGTAATTGATATGCGATGCAAGATATGTGATAACCGCTTGACAAATGCGGAGAGTTGTGCTAAGGACCCTCAAAATAAGGACCAATATCTCATGGTATGTTCTACGTGCATGGCTCTTCAGTATCAGGCTGAAATAGAATATGACCTTAGTATGGAAATTAATTTTAATACGGTTATTGACAAGGAGGGAGATTGACTATAGAATATCTTTAGTGGTTCTTAAGTGATACTTTACATTTTAGTTTATATTAAGTTTTCACTTAGGACCACTTAAGACCACTTAGGAGATAGTTATGTCTAACAAAAATAGAATTAAAAATTTTAAGAGCAATAAACCTCTTAAAAAACGGAACTATGTTAAGACCAGTATGGATAGGTTTACCTCTCCGGCGGTCCATAGGAGCCGTAAGCGGTCCTTAGAGGCTAAGGAGGCCGATAGGGAGATTTTAGAACACTTAAGGGAAAGGGAATAAATATGTCTTTAGATTGGAGAAGTGAGAGCCAGAGAGAACAACAATTTATAGAGGCTTTAGATGTTATTTTTAATTTCTTTAGTTCCTCCTCTAGTGAAAAAGTTATTGTGGATCATATAAACGAGGCCATTGATGATGGTCTAAATTATGTGGGCCTTGAGGACGTTGACCGTGGTGAGGTCTTTGATGAGGCAGTCCAGTTAATGCTTGAGGCTAATGGATGGGATCATAGGGAGTTAAAAAGGGAAAATCAATTCCTTAGGGACAATGTTGCTGACTTGCAACGACAACTTCAAGAGGCTTATAAACGTATTGCATGGCATAAAGAGGTGTATAAATCATGACTAGACGTAAAAACCCATTCGGGAAAAGCAGAACTGTAGATAATCCCTATGCGGTATATAAAATGCCCCATATGAATTTTGAATGGCGTATTTTAAAGACTTACAAACTGCCGGAAAATGAGGCTAAAAACCCTTATTCCGTCTGGTTTGTTGCCGCCCGTAGTGATCTAACTTATGGTTCCTGGGAATATGGTGATAACTATATCAAGGACATACTAAACCATGGTCATTTAACCAGTTCCACAGAGGAATGGGATGAAATTTATAGTCCGGTGGAAAAGAATTAATAATGTTTTACGCCTTAACCTTAATTATGTTAACCCATGCTTCTCTTGATTATCAAATCTTGATGCACCTAGGCACACTGGAGGATTGCTTAACCGTTAAGGAGGTGTATCAAGAGACTATTGCGGAGGAGGACAAGGAACGTGTTAAGGTTGTGTGTCTTGCCACAAAGGACCTCGAACCTTTTTAAAAAAAATACTTGACAAGGCATTTCACTATGATAGAATACTGGTGTTGAACAAATTTAAAGGAGTTTTAAAATATGATTACAGAAGGCGTGGTTGCATTTAGCAATCTTTCCGAAACGGAAAAATATAACGGACAGGACACAGGTAAGTTCAGTATCGTTATCAACATGGACGAGTCTGAAGCTGAGAAACTTACCGCTGAGGGTGTTAATGTTAAGGAGTATAAAAACCAACCTCAACGGAAATTCGTTACTAAGTTTCCAAATTTTCCGGTCCTTAATGTCGATGGGGAAACGGTAGCTAAGGAAATCCCCTACGGTTCCACCGTTAGGATTTTATGGTCCCCTGGGAAGCCGCACCCTACTCACGGCGTTGCTCCATACTTTAAAAAGATTAAGGTATTGGAATATGCGGAGCATGATGGCGGCGATATGGATGAGGAGGATTTTTAAATCTTCACTCCTCCGGTAGTGAGGGAGGTGTTCGAGTTCCACCTAACGAGCCTCCCTTACTACATCCTTTTTTTAATACTATGGATAATTATGTAAAATGGTAGAATTTACTCTTACAGATTTAGAACAGTATTTATGTAGACATGGTGCGAAAATGCGTCATAATGTGGCTAGATCATCTAATGTTTATAATGGTAAAATAGGACCACAGAGTAATGAGGAAACTGACCTCTTAGGATTAGGTGGTGAACTAGCAGTGGCTAAGTGGTTAAATGTTTATCCTGACCTTACTATATATGCTAGACAGGGTGGTGTTGATCTTATTTCCCATACAGGTAAGAAAATAGACGTAAAGACTACAAAATATTCCACAGGGAAACTACTAGCTAAAATAAATACAGCTTATCCCGATATTGATATATTTGTTCTTGTCACTGGCGAATTTCCAGTGTTCACGGTACGAGGATGGGCTACTAAGGAAGAATTATTACGTCCTGACACTATAGCTAATCTAGGACACGGTAATGCTCATTGTTTAGCTCAAGATAAATTACATACTGGTAAATTTTAAACATGGAAAAAGTTTGTTTAATGCTTGCTAATGAGTTTCCCAGGATAGGTTCCGGATTTAGACAAGTGGAAATAATTAAGCGTGGTTATAAATGGGTTAGTGTTCGATACTTCCCTGGAGGCCCTAACGGTTTCCCAATTCGACAGAGGATTAAAAAAGATTTGTTTAAAAAATTAGAGGTGGAAGATGTCTTTAGCCGTAGCGCAACCTAAATCAAACATGATTTCCAGAGGTCCTTGTCCTAAATGCCGTGAAAACGGGGAGGACAGGAGCGGAGATAATTTAGCGAGGTATGATGATGGACATTCTTATTGTTATAAGTGTGGTTTTGTTGAGTTTTTAAATGATGATGATGATACTAAAACTGTGGAATTAGTTAAACCAGTTAAGGAATTTGAAATGCTAGGAACCCATGGTCCTATAAAGGACAGGAAAATATCAGAGGCTATAGTCTCTAAATTCGGAGTGACCCTGGAAACGGACAGTAACGGGTCCATCAGTAAACACCACTACCCATACAAGGACCGTGACAGTGGTGCTACGGTAGGGACTAAGGTACGTAACGTACCCACTAAACAATTCTATGCCACCGGAACATTCAATAACACTGGTCTATTCGGACAGTCTCTATGGCGTGAGGGTGGGAAGTACGTCACCGTTACTGAAGGTGAGGCAGATGCTTTAGCTATCGCAGAAATGTTTGATGGGAAGTGGCCCGTGGTGTCCGTCAAGACGGGTTCCGCAGGGGCTAAGGGTGATATTAAGGAAAACCTGGAGTGGCTGGAGACATTTGAAAACGTGGTCATTTGTTTTGATAATGATCCGGCAGGGAGAAAAGCAACGGAGGAAGTTCTGCCTTTATTTTCCCATAATAAGGTTCGTTCCGTATCCCTCCCCTCTAATTATAAAGATGCCGGAGATATGCTGAAGTCCGGCAAGATCAGAGAGTTTACTTCCGCATGGTGGGACGCTAAACCCTTCCGTCCTGTGGATGTAGTCCCCTTTTCCGATGAAAGATGTTGGGATGAGTTTATCCGTAGAGGTACGGAGGAAGTAACACCATTACCCACTGCTTTCGGTACTCTTAATGGCATGATGAATGGTGGTATTGCCGCCGGGGAAGTCACTGTGATAGGTGCGCTTACGTCCGTAGGGAAAACCACAGTGGTATATAATCTCCTGTATGGTATGAAACAGGAGAGCAATAAGCGTATCGGTGTAGCGTTCCTGGAGAGTTCCCTAGGGGAGACTACGGAAAAACTTGTGTCCATCCACATGGGTAAAAACTTAAGCACTATGCCCACTAGTGAATGGGCCTATGATGAGTTCCGTAAGTTTTATGATGATCTTAAACAGGACGATAAACTCCATATTCATAATCACCAGGGTTCCGATGATCTTGATGAATTGTTTTCCAAGATCAGGTACATGGCTAAGGGGTTAGATTGTGACGTAGTTATAATTGATCCATTACAGGTTGCCGTGACTAGTAATGAGAATGGTATGATCGATGCCTTTATGGATCGTTGTCTTAAACTTGCTAAGGAAACCAGCATAAGCATTATCGTTGTGTCCCACATGCGTAAGCCTCAAGTTAAGGATGCACATGATGTCAATGAATACGACATGAAGGGTTCCGGATCAATTAATCAGATCGCTTTTAATACCATCCTCCTTAGCCGTGACAAGCTCTCTGAGGACGATTACACCAGGAACTCTACAAAGGTCCAGCTTGTCAAGTGCCGCCGTACTGGACGTACAGGGACCGCTGGATGGCTGTTTTATGAACAGGAGACATCCCGTTTAGTTCAGGGTAATCCTCCGGAGATACAGGCTGTGTCCGATGAAGAATTCTAAAAAAGAACTAAGAAAATTTGACGCAACAGGGATATGGAATAAAGAGAAATATCTAATAAAAAGAAATAATATGACATGTGATATATGTAAGGAAAAGTTCCCCAGGGAGGTTTTAGAGTTTCATCATCCGGTAGAGGAGGAAAAAAAATTCAATGTATCAGTAAATGAATTTAGAACTATAGAAATAAGACAGGAAGTTCTTGACGAGGCAGATAAATGTGCTATACTATGTAGTAACTGCCATAGACTTGAACATGTTGCGTTAAAAAATGGTGAGAGTATAATCAATGACCCGTCAGCTTATCGTAGATATAGAAACCACAGAGTTACCCGTTACGAAAATCTGGATGATTGGTACAATGAACGGAGCGGGAGAGGTACGCAACTTTCTTTTTCCATTTAACAAAAAGGAGATACAGGAATGGTTCAATCAGTACGACGAGGTTATAGGCCACAACTTTATAGATTTCGACGCACTCCACTTGGAAAAATTAGTGGGCGTGTCATTCGATGGATTAAAGGTAACCGATACCTTAATCCTATCAAGACTATATAACCCTCAACTGGAAGGCGGTCACTCCTTAAGAGCATGGGGTGATCGTCTTAAGTTGCCTAAGGGAGATCATGATGATTGGAGTTGCCTTAGTCCTGAAATGGTGGAGTATTGTACTCAAGACCTTAAGGTTACTCAAAAAACTTATGAGACTCTTATGGATAAGTTATCTAATTTTGGAACTAAGAGTATTGATCTGGAACACCAAGTTCAAACTGTGGTTACAAAGCAAATTCAAAACGGGTGGGAATTAGATCAACGTAAATGCCTTGATCTCCTTGCTACTTTAAAGGAACGTAGAATAGAAATAGAGGAGGAGGTCCATGAAAAATTTATCCCGTTACCAGTATTTGTTAAGGACATTAAACCTAGATATAAAAAAGACGGAGAACTTTCCAATGTCGGCCTTAAGTTTTTTGGTTCTGATTATGTCAATGTATGCGGTCCTTTTAGTCGTATAAATTTTCCGGAGTTTAACTTAGGATCGCGTCAACAGATAGGGAGGTACTTAAAATATTTCGGGTGGAAACCTACACACTTTACGGAAAAAGGTCATGTAATTGTGGACGAGGCTATTCTTTCCAAGGTCACTGGTATCCCTGAGGCACAGCTTATAGCGGAATACCTCCTGGTACAAAAGAGAACTGCACAAATACAATCATGGCTGGATGCCGTGGAAAAAGACGGTAGAGTTCATGGGTACGTTAATACAATAGGGGCAGTGACGGGTAGAATGACCCACAGTAGCCCTAATATGTCTCAGGTCCCCGCTAGTTACTCACCATACGGAAGTGATTGTAGGAGTTGCTGGACGGTCCCTGAGGGTAGGAAATTAGTGGGGGCAGATGCCGCCGGAATTGAATTAAGAATGTTATGTCATTATATGGACGATAAGGAGTACACCAATGAAGTTATCAACGGAGACATCCATGCAACTAACCAGAAAAATGCTGGACTTAAAACAAGAGACAGTGCTAAAACTTTTATCTATGCTTTCCTCTATGGAGCCGGGGACGCTAAAATCGGAAGCATCATTGGTGGTACTAAAAGAGATGGAGCAGAACTTAAACGATTATTTCTCCAAAACACGCCTTCTCTTAAACACTTACGAGAGCGCGTTGAACATGCCTCTGTTCGAGGATACCTCAAAGGATTAGATGGACGTAAACTTATTATAAGGAGTAAACATGCTGCACTTAATACTCTTCTTCAATCTGCTGCTTCAGTTGTTATGAAAAAATCCTTGACACTCTTAAATGAATACGCTACAATACATGATATAGACTATAAGTTTGTAGGAAATATTCATGATGAGTTTCAAGCGGAAGTTAGGGAAGATCAAGCGGAAAAATTTGGATGGCTTGCGGTGGAATGTATCAAAGCAGCCGGAATTAAACTTAACCTCCGTTGTCCTTTAGACGGTGAATATAAGGTAGGGAAAACATGGGCAGATACACATTAGAAATCTGCGCTAAAAGACAAGGGGATATGTCGGAAATAAAAGCCTTATCTTTTCTATTAGATAACGGGTTTGAAGTATTTAGAAATGAATCTTCCACTGGTCCTGTAGATATAATTTCATTGGACACTGTAAATAACAAAGTTATGTTAATTGACGTTAAAACTTTATCTCCAGCTAAAGCTACAGGAATATTTCCTACTTTAAAAAAGACTAAAATGCAACAAAACTTAGATGTTCAGTTTTTGTTTTACGATAAAAATACTGATACGTTTACATGGGAAAAGGATGCAGTAAATGAGTATTAATAAGGTAGATATATTTAATGAAGAAAAAGAAATCTGGAAAGCTATTAGAGAAATTAGATGGCATCTACAGGAAAAATACGGTTCGGACGTAGATGATTTTGAAGTTATCATTCCATGTGATATTGACGAGGGAGGTTTTAAATTACCATGAGTAAAACCTTATCCACATTAACTAAAGAAATCCGTGAACAACAATTACGGCAGATAGGCCGTCCTTTTAGATGGCTACACTCTAATTTTGTTGTAGAGGATACGATTAGAATTGCCCCTACTAAAGACAGGTGGTGTTGGTTAGGATCGGAGCAACATTGGCATGACTTTGATGATGAAACATTAGAGGAAATTCTTGAGTTATGTGATGTTGACGATCATTTAGGATGTTATAGTTATCCATATTGTGAATTAGCACCATTAGGTTGTCGAAAAGTAATGGGTAAAGACGTAGAGGAGTATGGACATCGTGGATAAGTCATTATCAACATTAGTTGAGGACGTTTATTCCTTAATGAAAAACCGGAATGTCCCTAAGGATGTTGATCCGGAAGCGGAGATTGAAAAGTTTGGTGAGGCTATGAAGGCTCTTATGCGTGACCAGTTCCTACCTAATGATAACTATCAAAACCGTAAGGGACTAAGGCTATCGGCTATAGGTAGACCGGAGCGTGTCCAGTGGTTTAGTTTTAATAAATGGGTAGGGGAGAAGATACTTCCCCATACCTATATTAAATTTATGTATGGTCATATCATAGAGGAAATGCTTTTGTTCCTTGTCCGTATGTCCGGACATAAGGTTACCGATGAACAGAAGCTATGTGAAGTCCGTGGTGTTAAGGGACACATGGACTGTAAGATAGACGGTGAGACAGTGGATGTTAAGTCAACCAGTTCCTATGGTTTCAAAAAATTTAAAGATGGTTCCCTAGCCGCTGATGATCCATTCGGATATATAAATCAGGTGAAGGCTTATGCCCATTCGGAAGGGGAACGGAAGTGGTCATATCTGGCAATGGACAAACAGAATGGTCATTTATGTGTCCTGACGTATGACCTGGACGATACGGAACATCCTATGTATGAGTTCTATAGTGAGGATATAGAGGAGCGCGTGGAGAAGGTAAAAAAGTCCGTAAAGGGAGAAGAACGTCCCTCTCAATGCTCAAGCGTCATTCCGGATGGCAAGTCTGGCAACTTAAAACTATCTACTATGTGTTCCTACTGCCAGTACAAAAAACATTGCTATCCAGATTTAAGAGTATTCGCCTACGCTGGCGGTCCTAGATTTTTAAGTAAAGTTGTCAACCCACCTAATGTACCGGAGATTAACAATGCCTAAATTTACAATGATACTACCAAACAATAAGACCATCGACATGACTAAGGGGATTCAAGAGTCCAAAAGTGAAGAGGACGTTAGGAAAGTTTTAACTAAGGCACTAAAAAAAGGAGTAAAGAAATGATGATACATGATATGTTTAATACCTTTTTCCAACCCCAGGTGATTGTGGTTTCCGAAAGCCAGATCAATGAGATTAAACGGAAAAGACTACAGGGGGAAAAGGAGTCTCTGGAACACGCTAAGATGCGTATACAGGACCGGATTACGGAAGTGGAGACACAACTCCAGGCTATATCTCCGGTGGGTTCCATAGAAGAAAAAGAAGGGGATAAAGCATCATGAGTATGGAATTTAGAGTTGTAAATGCTACCCGTCATGATCGGTTTGAAGAGACTATTACTGATCTTCTTAATGATGGATGGGAGCTACATGGTTCACCATTTATTTCCCAAACTGGCGGTATGACACAAGCTCTTACCCGTAGTATAGTTAGTAAAAAAGTTGAAAACAAAAAAGTATCGAAATAAGTTTGAGGAACAAACTGCCTTAGTCCTAGGGGAGTTGTGTAAGTATGAGCCGTGCCGTATCCCTTACGTAACCCATAGGCATTACATACCGGATTTCGTAGGTGGTAATTTTATAATTGAGTGTAAGGGATTTTTTAGAGTTGGTGATGTTCAGAAGTACAAAGCTATTCGGGACTCACTTAATGAGGAAAGGGACAGGCGTGGTTCAATAGGGTATGAGTTAGTTTTTGTTCTTCACAACCCTCATAAAAAATTAAGAAAGGGTAGCAAGATGAACATGAGTGAATGGTGTGAAAAGGAAGGTTTTAGATGGTTCACAGTGGATACAATACGCAATGTCTTTACCTCCTAATCAATTTTTAAATAGGCTGGCTGTGTTAGCGGAACCCTCCTTCCTTTGTGAAGTCCTGGACATTACCAGTGAGGACATTATAGAAAGATTTGGTGAACTTATAGAGGATAATGAAGAGGAACTAAGGGAAATTTTTGACATTGATTTATCCGATATGATGATCCCTACTGGAGAGGAAGAGTAGTTTGTCGGAGGATGATGACAGTTTAGTACCAGCTATACATATATCGCCTGATGTTTTAGTCGGACGTATGGAGCAAGTTAGATTATTAATTTCCGATTTAAGTAAACCAGATAGTACAGAGGAGCAAAGGGAAATGTTGACCAGAGCAATTAATTTATTATTCCATAGTTGTTTTATCGAATTGTCGGAAGCTAAAATGAAAACAGATTTTGATGTGGTACATTAGATGATGACTAAACAAATAACCAGGGAACAAAAAGTTTGTCGTTTCCATCAGGCTATGGAACTTGATGTAGATAGTCAACCTCGCGTGTCTTTATTACAGTCTCGAAAAAAACTATTATTAGAGGAAGTTTTTGAGGCTGTGGAAGCTATAGATATTCTTTCCATGGAAATAGAACGTGGCAAAAAGGGTACTAAGGAACAGTGGGCTAATCTTTTGAAGGAGCTTGCAGATGTCCAATATATTGTATCCGGCACTGTCATTAGTTTTAATACCTTTCCTGGTGATTTTGATGTCGTTTTTAATCGGGTTCATAGTTCTAACATGTCCAAGTTGGATAATGAAGGGAAGCCTATACATAATAAAGACGGTAAGGTGCTTAAGGGACCAAATTATACAGAGCCTAATCTCACAGACTTAATTAACGGAGGTAGTCAATTATGAAGATAATGATACTAATGGTTACGGTTTTATTTCCGGACCTACAGGCCCATACTAATGCTATGTATGCTTTGAATGGTGCGTTGGATTTGGAACATTGTGTAACTAAAGATATACCAAGATTTCTTAAGGAGTATAATGAAAAAATACCCTATGCTCTTGACATTCATGCTAGGTGTGTTATAGTTGATAGTAGTAAACCGGAAAAATCTGAGACTGAGGAATTAAAAATTTAATGATTAGTATGGTTTTTATACGGGCAATGGAACTTAGCAATAGGAGAGATAATAAATGTCGGAACAGGAAGAGTACGGACCCCAAAACCCTGCATGTGATACCCTCCATGCTCAGAAGTATAGGTTACCGAATGAAGCGTTCAGTGAAGCGTGTGCGAGACAGACGGCGGCAATGGCAGACAACGAGGAACACCGCCAGAGTTATAAAAAAATACTCCTCAACCAAAGGTTTATGCCAGCGGGCAGAGTCCAGGCAGCAATGGGATCGCCAAGGGAAGTTACGGCGTATAATTGCTTTGTGTCCGGAGCTATTGAGGACTCAATGGAAAGCATCATGGAACGAGCTACCCAAGCTGCCGAAACAATGCGGCGAGGGGGTGGAATTGGTTTTGACTTTAGTAGGATACGGCCTAGTGGTGACCGGATTGTTAGTCTTGATAGTTCCGCTAGTGGCCCTGTTAGTTTCATGGGGATTTTTGATGCAGTTTGTCAAACAATAATGTCTGCTGGTCATAGGCGTGGCGCTATGATGGCTGTGCTTAGAGTTGACCATCCGGACATTGAGGAATTTATTAGAGCTAAACGTAATGAGAACAGACTGACAAACTTTAATATCTCCGTAGGTGTTACCGATGAATTTATGGAGAGAGTTAAGGATGGTGAGCCATTCACTTTGGAATTTGATGGTCAACCATATAGACAGATCAATGCCAAGGCGTTATGGGATGAGATCATGCGTAACAACTGGGATTGGGCAGAGCCGGGGGTTTTATTTATAGATCGTATTAATGAGGATAATCCCCTGTGGTACATGGAAACTATCTCTGCAACTAACCCATGTGGAGAACAGCCATTACCTCCATACGGTGCTTGTCTACTGGGTTCCTTTAACTTAGTTAAGTATGTAGATATGGAAACTAAAAAGTTTGACTTCAATACATTTAAAGAGGATATTCCCCATGTCGTTAGAGCTATGGATAATGTTATTGATCGCACTTCTTACCCTCTTGGTGAACAGGAAGTGGAGGCTAAAACTAAAAGGCGTATGGGTTTGGGAGTCACAGGACTCGCTAATTGTCTTAGCTTGTGTGGCTACGGCTATGGCAGTCCTGTTGGCAGACGCTTCACTCGAAAGATACTAAAGACCCTAATGTGTGATGCCTATTCCGCTAGTGCGGATTTAGCGGCTGAGAAGGGACCATTCCCTGGTTATAAAAAGGATAAGTATTTATCCGGTAGTTTTATCTCAAGACTTCCTGAGGATGTACGGAAAAAGATTGAGGAAAACGGGATTAGAAATTCCCACTTGACAAGTATCGCTCCAACTGGTACAATAAGTTTTACAGCCGATAATGTCTCAAGTGGAATAGAGCCAGTATTTCAACATGAATTGGATCGAACAGTACAGACGGAAAATGGGCCACAGGTTGTTCGTTTACGTGACTACGTGTATAGCAAGTACGACATTAAAGGTGAGACTACGGATGAACTCAACGTGGACGATCACCTTGATATGCAAATTGCTGTGCAACCTTTTGTGGATAGTGCTGTATCTAAAACCATTAATGTCGGTAGCAATGTATCTTTTGAGGATTTCCATGACATCTATATCAAGGCGTGGAAAGGTAAACTAAAGGGAGTGACTACCTTTAGAATAGACGGTAAGAGATATGGTATTTTAAATAAGATTGAACCGGAGGGATCAGCTTGTTTTATTGATCCGGAGACAGGTCAAAGGGAATGCGGATGACTGAGGACAGAGAGTTTGAAATTAAAATAGCCAGTACAGGGAATAGTTATACGGTCCCTGTGGGTAAGACTATTTTAGATGTACTATGGGAAAACGGTATAGAACACGAGTTTGGTTGTGGTGAAGGTATGTGCCAAACTTGTCTAACCTTCTACATGGAGGGGGAAGTGGACCATAGGGATGTATTAGGGTACGATGAGATAGACCGTGATAAATATTTAACTGTCTGTAAGTCCCGTGCAATATCTGATGTTTTAGTTTTGGATTTATAATAAGGAGACTATTATGCTTACTACTTTTTTCCTAGCCTGGACCGCTGTTAATGTAGCAGTATTTGTTATCCATACCATTAAAATTTTATAAAGAGAGAGAGTAAGATAATGTTTAATTTTTTACAGAGATGGTTTAAAGGATACAGAGTAATTGAGGCTCCTAAGTATCTCTCCGGTAAACAAACTATAGAGGAACCTGATCCAATCGTGGCGACCGTTATGAAACGGATGAGTGACCGGAGTAAGATGGGTATGGAGAAGTACGGATGTACGATGATGAGGGATGATCTAAAGGCTCCTGAGTGGATAGATCATACCATAGAGGAGTTACTGGATGCCGCTGTGTATCTTGAGAGGTTAAAGGTGGATCTTAAATAACCTTGTTACTACCTATATTTTCCCTTTCTCTTCTTTCTATTATATTTTTTCGCACCACCAAAGGCTCTTGAGTGTAGTGTTCTACCAATACCAGGAACTTGTTTAGCTACTCCAGCTACATCTCCAGTAAGTAAATCTTGAAGTCCTTTAAATACAGGAAGAGGCACACTTAAAAGGTTTTCCCCTATTCCTACTACATCACCTTTCCTTACTGCCTGTTCCCCTGCATACCTAGTGATACCGTAAGCACCTATTAAGGACCACATAGCATCAGTAAGTAAGTCCTCAGGTCTTACGTCCCTACCTAAGATAAGGTCTTTAGTTTTATCTACAGATAGACCACCAGCCGCCATAAATCCAGCTACTTTAGCGGTTTTACCTAATACTTTAGCCTTTGCCCATTTAGTAGGTGCTTTTTTATACTCTTGATATAAATTCCTACGGACTAAATCGTACTGCTTAAGAGTAAATGACTTAAGCATATATAGTAATCTACCATTAGGATTTCTTAAATATGCTGCTGGATATTCAGAGTAACTAATTGGCTGATGCTCCGATAGTTTAGTGAAAAAATGTAGGTTAGTAAGTTCCGATTTAGTCCCTGTTTGAAGATCATTAATAACACGATCAATGTCGGGTCCGTAGACATCACTCCATTTTTCCCTAAACTTTTGTACTCCGGAATCTGTCTTTAATTGTTTCATTGTTTTATTTCTAACGGCTTGCATAAGTGTCTCTTTACCAAATCTATCAATACGTTTAAATCCTGTTGCACTTAGGATAGTATTAAGTGTCTTAGTAAAATTACCTGTCTCCCCTAGTTCCCTAGCAATATCAGTAACACCTATGTCCTCCATCTTAGTAACCTTAGGTCCGAATGCAGCTTTAACTGTATTGTAAAAACCATGATAACCCATTACGTTAGGCACGTCAGTTAGCTGTGTCATGGTTGACATAAAATCCCCAAGTGTTCCTATATATCCTAAGTTCTTTACTCCTTTTGCTACACCATGCATCGTTACATCTTCCGCACCAAACCTCGCACTAATTACGTCCTTTAATTCCGCTACTTGTTTACTGTCTAATTCACGGGTAGTCCTTAAGTTTTTTACTAAACTGTCTATTGAACCTTCAAGATGAATCCCATCTCCATCTAAGTTATCTACGGCTGTCCCTTGGAAAAACTTTTTTTTCTCAAGATTATTTACAGAGGTACGGATATAGGCTTGGAGTGATTCCTCAGGGGAAC